TATGAACTGCCGGAAGAGGCGACAGAACTACAACATTTGATATCGCACAAAAACATGAATGCCCAGATCGGTGAGATATTCCGTGCGTGTTATCGTTACGGACAAGCCAGTCACTCCAATCAGATACGCGATGCAAAGAAAATCAAGTATTATGTGGATGCCGAATTAGACAGATTGAGAAAATTAAAATGACGCTTCAGATGGCGATGTTCCCGCCTAAAACAGAATGGTGTCCACCCTTAGAGTTGCCAGACCTTTCGGGCGCTAAACGGATTGCTATCGACTTGGAAACCCGTGACCCGCACATAAAAAGCAAGGGACCTGGGTGGGCAACACAAGATGGCGAGATATGCGGCTACGCGGTGGCAACCGACGACTGGACCGGCTACATCCCAATTGCACATTTCGGCGGGGGCAATATTGACAAACGGATCGTCAACAACTGGATGAAGAAATTGTTAGCATTGCCGTGTGAAAAAGTAATGCACAACGCTCAATATGACTTGGGTTGGTTACGCGCAAGCGGCTTTGAAGTGAACGGCAGAATAATCGACACGATGTTGATTGCCAGTTTGCTAGATGAGAATAGATTCAGCTACAGTTTGAATGCGTGTGCCTACGATTATCTTAACAAAACAAAAAGTGAAAAGGATTTAGTCGCTGCCGCCAAGGAATTTGGTGTCGATCCAAAGGCAGAGATGTGGAAACTGCCGTCCATGTATGTCGGACCTTACGCTGAAACTGACGCTAGTCTCACACTGGAACTTTGGCAATACTTCAAAGTCAAGCTTGGAAAAGAAGAACTCTGGGAGATTGCTAATCTTGAACTGGACCTCTTGCCAATCCTCGTTGAGATGACGATGCGCGGCATCCGGATCGACAGTGACCGCGTCGAGCGGACACGAGATGAAATCCTTAAACGGGAAAAAGCAGTCCACAAACAAATCAAGAAACTCAGCGGGCAGAACGTCGAAATCTGGGCCGCTGCAAGTATCGCCAAAGCGTTCGACAAGGTCGGGATTGCATACCCAAAGACCGAGAAAACACAAGCGCCCAGTTTCACGAAGCTCTGGCTCCAAGAGCATCCAAGCGATCTCGCTCAACTCATCTTGGAAGCTCGGAATCTTAATAAGACTTCCGGAACTTTCATCGATACCATCATGCGTTACACGCACACAGATGGCCGCATTCATGCTCATATTAACCAAATCCGAAGTGATGACGGTGGGACCGTATCAGGTCGGTTTAGTATGAACAACCCTAATCTTCAGCAGATACCGGCCCGCGATCCGAAGCTAGGGCCGATGATCCGTAGTTTGTTTCTACCGGAGGAAGGTGAGCAGTGGGCAGCAATTGATTTCTCGCAGCAAGAACCACGGATCTTGGTCCACTACGCTCACATTTATGGGCAGTCGAGGGGCATACCCTTAGAGGGTGTGCAAGAGTTTGTTGACGGGTACTGCAATGATCCGACGACGGACTTTCACACGATGGTGGCTGAGATGGCCAAAATCAACCGTAAACAGGCGAAAACCATTAATCTGGGCATGATGTATGGCATGGGGGTAAACAAGCTCTCAGAGCAGCTAGACATCCCTGTGGATGAGGCCAAGGATCTGGTGAAGCAATACCATGATCGTGTGCCGTTTGTAAAAGGTCTAATGCAGGGTGTGCAGAACAGATTAAATGATCGTGCAGCGAGTGGATCAATAAGAAGCATACTGGGACGTAAGTGTCGGTTTGACCTATGGGAGCCGGATACGTTCGGTATGAGTAAGGCCATGCCGTATCGGGACGCGGTCAAAGAATACGGTGAAACAACGCGTTTGAAACGGGCGTTCACTTATAAAGCGTTGAACCGGCTTATTCAAGCGTCAGCAGCGGACATGACGAAGAAAGCGATGATTGATATATATAAGGCGGGCAAGCTACCGATGCTACAAGTGCATGATGAGATAGCGATGTCCGTGAAAAATAAAGAGGAGGCAGAGGGTATAGCCAAGATTATGACTGAAGCTGTGCCGTTAGAAGTGCCTAGCTTGTGTGATGTGGAAATTGGCTCGTCATGGGGCGAAGCAAAATAGTTGACAACGATAGTCAAACGTGTTCTTCTGGGCGAGTACAAGCATAGTACATTTCCTTTAGTTAATTTCATGTGATGATTAAAACCCCGCTACAGCGGGGTTTTTTTTGACTTTTTATATATCTTCCCATATAATCGCAGATAAGTATGGGAGATATCACATGGATACCACCAAGTGGAAGTCAATTCTAGTTCCGGTTAAGACGTATGAGCAGATCAAGCGAGATGCAAAACGTGAGGGCCGGACAATCAGTGGCCAGTTACGAAAAGTTCAAGAACTTTACACCGCAACGCGCAAAGAAAAAGAAAAGGTTGCATCCTGAATTTTGGCGATATACTATGCGCTTGCATATTTAATCCCCATTTTTAAAGTCTGTTAGTTGAAATTAGCCCCTTCCTTGTGGAGGGGCATTTTTTTGCCTATTATATTTGACATTGTCTTATATACTCCTATATTATTGGTAACAAGTGGTTCACTAATGAATCATTTAAGGAGAGAACATGGAAAAAACATTAGGAAAAAACGCTGCTATATTTGAGAAGCACGTTATAGCGGGCCTTGATTCTTCGGGATTAGAAGTTCATGACTATTCCCCAGGCTATCTAACAGATAAAAAAACTGGTGAAGTTGGGTTTTGCATTCAGCAGCTTTCTTTAGATAGAGATCCTGACTTGGAAACGATGGTTGTTTGCTTTGAGGATCGTCTGGTATGGGCCGCGCACAACGATGGTGGTGAGATCGTCATAAAAGACGAACAACCCGCCTCTTTTATCGCGGTGCTTATTCTAGCTGCCATCTGGACGGCTGACCCGATGTATCCACCAAACTGTGTCACATGTGAGGAGGAAACGTATGACCCGAAAAAAACCCATTAGAATCGATACGGACATCCCGCCGCCGCCAAATACTCGTGGACGGCGGCGGGGTAGTGCCGGATGGATTGTTGATCAAATGAAAGATGGCGATTCGGTTGAAGTCAAAACTTGGAATGATCGAGACAAGTTTCGTAGCGCCATCCGTTTAATTAAAGGCTTTCACCCCCGCACAGAAACGATTGGTAAGAACAAATATCGTGTGTGGAAGGTGGCGGACAAATGGAAAGAGGAGATTGAAAATGCAGAAGATTAGTACCCCCTTTGAAGCATATGTGGTTGCGATGCGTCTAGCGATGACCGCGCCGGATTATGAAAAACGTAGAGAATGTCTTGACTTGGCCAATGATTTTTCCGGTCATCTGTTTGGCGATGATTTCAAGGAAGCTAACAAACTGATAGCTGATTTGAAGAACGAGATGACATTTACTTCCGTTGATTTTAAGCGAGGTGAAGTGTGAAAAAAGCAAAAAAATATTTGGAAGAGCAGGAGTTGTCGAACGGTGCCCTTGATCCTTGGGTTCTGAGAATCAACCTCAGAAGATCAATTAAAACTCTTCAACACGCAGAAGAACTTTTAAACAGGCAAATTGAGTCCATTAATTCACATCATAAGCTTCACAGTTTAAATTCTTTCGCAGCGCGTCTTGAGTACATTTGTGATGAACACCCCGACATCCCGCCTTTGGGATCAGGAAGGCAAACTACTCTTGCAAAAAGAGTAGGAGTGAGTCAAGAAGCTGTCAGGAAATGGTTGGCGGGGCTGTCCGAGCCACGGACAAACATAAAGAAAAAACTTGCTTTCGCTTTAGATACTAGCATTCATGAATTGTTGTGAGGAGGTGAAGAATGAACAAGAACGAAACGATACAAAATATTCTGATGGACCTGTCAGAAACTATCGGCACCCTTGAGCGACAAACTATCGGCGCAAAACTTCAATTCATTATCGAAGCGTTCTGCTTCGTAGGAGACTGTCCAGTTAACAGCACTAACGGCAAACCCGTCACTCGCGTCAAACAAGATTACGCGGACCATTTCGCGCAAGCTATTCAACACCTAGCCAATGATCTTGAAAAAGGCGCAAAGCCATGAAAAAATGTATCCGGAACTGCGGCAGAGATGCCGTAGTAAAGGACAAACACTTAGGTGAAATCTGTGCAGATTGTTGGCTTGAAAAATGGAAGATCACGAAAGCAAGTGACCAACAACCAAAGAAGGGTAACCGACCACCACGTAGTCTACGCCGATAGACTACATGGCTCGGTCCAAAGATCACGGTCCACGGCACTGGACATCATGAAAAGGAATGACGTTTGGCTACGGAAGGCCATCGTGGGTTTTACCCCATAGAGTGTTAACCCAACAGCCCCCGAAAGGGGGCTTTCTTTTGGGTACAAAGTTACGCCGTTACGTTATATAGAGCGAAAAATAAAAAAAAATATTTTTGTAAAATTAGCCCGTAACCGGTGTAACCAGTGTAACCACTATATATGTATCTGTTTTATAAAAGTTTTTTTGTTACATATTTGGTTACATATATTTCTAATATGTCTCTAAAATGTGTAACTTCTTAAAGTATTACATTAAGTGTGAAAAAAGTTGGTTAAAAAATGATCAGTAGGGTTTTTTCAAAACTGCGTTAATGCGCCCAAACTTCCGGAAAATATTTTTATAGAATTTGATTCTATATATATCTTGTGTAGAATACTCCAAACTCACTCTGGTTAACTATTCATATGCCAAGAAAACGACAGCCCAAGAAATCTGATCCTGTACCAGCCCAGCGCGGGCGACCGAAATCCCACAAGCTATCCCCTCTGACGCGAAGACAAGAACTGTTTGTTAAAGAACTGGTCAGCAACGATGGGCAGATCACTTTGAGAGAAGCAGCGATTAATGCGGGCTATCCCGCAGGGTCTGCTCACACAAGAGCTTATGAACTTACAAACCCCCACATTAGTCCACACGTTTGTGCGGCTATCAAAAGTTATCGTGACGAACTCGACCAGAAATTTGGTATTACTTATCAGAGGCACTTGAGAGATATGCAATTGATCAGGGATGCCGCTTTACAAAACGGTGCGTACAGTGCGGCGGTTCAAGCAGAATACCGGCGAGGTCAGGCGAAAGGTGATATCTACATAAATAAAAGTGAGATTCGGCACGGATCAATTGACAGCATGAATAAGGAAGAAGTTGAGAAAGCCTTGGAAGATTTGAAGCAACAGTATTCCCCAGTGACCA